ATGGATGAACTGGGTGCTGATACGTTGAAAGGTTGGCGTATCGGCACAGGACGAGAGCAAGTTATTACAAGAGATCAAGTGGACTCTCTACTGCGTAGGACTGAAGCAGCCCCCACCACCGCACGGGGTGCCGGAGGATTTGGCGGACAGCCCATCCCGGATGTCCCGGCGGAAGAGCTAATGCGAAGACAGGCGGCGGCTCCTGGGGAGGCTCCCGAGGTTGCGCGTCCCGCCCAGCTCTGGTCCGGCAAGCCTGATGAAACCCTATGGGATCCAACAACGAGGCAGTGGCTTCAGGGTCTCCATAAATGGAATAAGCGCACAAAGAAGTGGGTTCCGACCAAGGCGGGTAGAGTTGTCGCAGGCGAAGCAGAGGGCGCACTAGGAATCAATAAAATGGATGTCGCCACCGACACCCGGCAGGCGGCTCCAGTGCATCCCTTCGACGAGCTGATCGATGAGGACGCAGCTATTGAATGGACAGGCAAACTAGGGTTCCGCCAGGGGACGCGGCTTGAGACAGGCATATATGGATTGCGCCCGGGCGATAATTTTGGGCGTCTATTAGATAGCCTTGTGGCCTTGCGCCAGGCTGGCCTGGATGACGCTCCGGGGCACAAGCTATGGAATGATCGCCTGGTTGACCAAGCGGCCACCCAGATGTTCGGAGGGGTTGACAACCAGACCCGCCGCAGCGTTGGGGAATATGTTCGGCACCTTGTTGGCGAGAGAGCCATCGAGGCTGAAAGGCAAGCGGCTCGAAGAGAGATGCCGCTGGGCCTTCTCGAGGGGCCTTTGGCCGGGGCTACGCGCAGGCCCCTTGTTAATCTCGAGGACTACTTCCGAAAGGATCCCCTGACCGATGAATGGGTTCGGCGCGAGGATGTCCCCATCCCCGCTCAGAGCAGTTGGCGCACCCACGCAGACGCCCTTGAACTCGAAGAATACACGAACCGCTTTGGCGCACGGGGCGGGACGCCAGCTAGCAGCCAGGCTAGCCAGTGGGTGCAGGATGACAACTTCGCGTTCTATGAGCAAGAGGCTGGGAAGGAGGGCGGCAAGGCCCTCGAGCGAATGCTGCCAACCCCGGATGAGATCAGGTTCGGCGGCAAAGGATGGGGGCTTGAGCCTGGGAGCAAGGGGCGATTCCAGGCCGCCATACGAGGATTCTTCGGCATAACGCGGAACCATGAAGCAAGGATGGAAAACACCATCCTCAACGGGAGGCGCGAGCTTCAGGAGATGAACTGGCTGGACAAGGATGGCAGGCCAACGGCAGAGGGACTCGGCACGCTCGAGGAACCCGGGGGGCTGCGGATTCTCTATTACACGCTTGATGACAAGACGGTTAAAAACCAGTTGGAGGGCGAGTGGGGGAAACTCCTACAGGCGCTTGGCCCCGCCGCAGTGCGGCAGTACCATAACCTACGGGCCTATGCAAGCTGGGAGGAGATTCACAGCATCGAGGCAGGGCTGCTCAATAACCCCAACCCCGCCGAGGCTTATTTCCACCGTGGCTGGAGGATTCCTGAAGGGGCGTGGGCGAACATTCAAGGCAATGTGGCTCAGTATCAGTCGTCGCCAGGCGGCGCGCTGGGTCGCCGCTCCGGCGCTTTCCAATCCAGGAATGATGTCCCCTTCCAGGAGATGGAAAGGTTTGGGTTCGAGCCTTCGTTCTGGAACCCATATGAAATGGCCATGATCCGCTCCCGGATGGGTATGCAGACACGGCTTCAAACACAGCTTGTGAGCATGCTCAAGAACCCGGCATTGGGACTGGCCCGTCACTCAACGGATCCCCAGGTCCTGGACGAGTGGTCGCGGGACGGCTGGAAGGCGGTCACTAATGCCGGGCCTGCCCTGAAAGGCGACACCTTTGTCGGGGTGAACAAGAAGTTCACCGACGCCGTTAACCCCGATGAACACGCCGAGGTTATCGGGATGCAGTGGGTGTTCCCGAAGAAGGTGGCCGACACCCTTGAGCAGATGTTCGCCCCGCGCAAACCGCAGTGGAATTGGATGCGGACCCAGAAGCGGTTTGATCGGCTGGGCATCGATGTCAAGTTTGACGATATATTCTATATCCCCAAGCGAGCGAATCTATTCGGGTCTCTATTCCAACAGGTCGATTTCTCGTTCAGGGTGGGAATTGCCGGGACTGGCGCCTCGCTCTACCGAGTCATCGAGGGCATGAGGCTGATGGGGAAGGGGTCGCTCACAGCGGACCCGGACGCATTCCATCAGGGGTTCCGGCATCTTGCGGAGGCCCACACGCACCTGGTCAATATGCCCAAAGCCTGGAGGGATATGGCTCGGGGGAATCTGTCCCCCAACTACAGGGAATATCTGCGCCAGGAGCTGATCTCCAACACGCCCCTGTACGACAACCCCGCCCTGGCAGAGATCACCAACGCCAATTTGGTCAGGCATGGTTTGCATGTCAGGGACGCTACGATTTTCGACGCAGAGGACGGGGTCACAATGCTCCGGCAGTCGGTGGAGCGTGGACGGGCGGCAGGCATGGTGGCGGCGGCAGGGCGGGGGATCAAGAACGCCGAGATGGCCATGCGCCGAGGGATGTTCGACGGGATGTACCCGGCGGCCATCCTGCACGATGTGAAGTACAACCTGATCCCGCTGATTCGGGCAACCAACCCCGATATGACGCCGAGCCAGATCATGAGCATTGCGGCAAAGAGGGCCAATAAACGGTGGTCCACCATCCCGGTTGAGCAGAGCGTTATCCGAGGGCACATGCGAGAGTTCCTCCAGCGGTTCAGCTTCTCCCTCAACGAGAACGAGTCCTTTTTCCGCCAGATGACGGGCGCGGTTCGCGGACCGGAGAAGGCTTTCTGGGCCACCCACTGGGCCGGGGCGTTTCTGTTCATGGCCGGGGTAGGGAACCTCATTCACTTCATGACCACGACGCGATTCAAGGAAGACGAGGAGGGCGGGTTCGCAGGCGTGGACTGGGGCGAGGGGTTGCCCTGGGGCCGATACGTCCCCTTCCATCTCCGAGGGTGGTACACCTTCAAGTACGGGTACAACCCGGCATTCCTTTCCCCTGATATCCCAGTGCCCACCAGGTCTGGCGACAGGGCGTTGCTCGATCTGCTCATGCAGTTCGACTTCATCTTCCGGCTGACCGATGGGGCCTACGGCATGCCGGGCCTTAGCTTCATCAATGCCAGGGCTGGAACAACCCCCCGAGCGATCTGGTCCCAGGTGAGTTCCAGAGATTACATGGGCCGCGATATCGGTGAATGGGGATACCTCCAGAGGGCATTGCAGTTTGTGACCGACGAGTTCGGCCCCATTGGGGCTGGCCAGGCAGCCATCGCCCTGGGGCGGACCGCGTTCAAGGACAAGGATCTCCCCGAGCTGACTCCTTTCGGGATACCGATCATCCCAAAGGAGGCCAATATAGACAGGCTCACGCCGTCCATCGAGGCCAAGCTCGGAGGGCGAGGCATTGCGCTTCAGTCTCTGGGGTTTAACCTCAAGTCTTCATCGAACGAGATGCTGCGGGACCGCATGGTCAAGCGGGTGTTTGGCGAGGGCAATCACCCGGAATATCTAGGCAAAATCCTGACATCGTGGCAGCAATTAAAAAAAGAAAAAGACGCGCCGAACATGATTCGGGCCTTGTATCGGGATAAACGTAATGCCCGAGAGGTGCGGGAGATTGGCGAGCGTCAGAGAGAAGGAGCCGAGTACTGGTACGACGATTATGGCCAGATGGTCGATAAGACCCGAGAGTCGTCTAGGAAACGGCTCGAAGCGGAGACAACAGTTGTTGACCGCAACACCAAGACGCTCTGGGATCCCAAGGATCAGACGGCATGGTCCCCCACCACCTTCCGGGATGAACTCAAAGCGATTAACAAACAGCACCGAATAAGGGTGAACACGATTAAAGAGGTCTACGGGGATGACCCCAGGGTGGCGGCGGCTATCGAGCAACGAGGCGAGCCGCCCGATAGAGCCAAGGAGCCGCTGTACTGGGCTATCCATAAGTGGGCAGAAGTGCGTAAGAAACACACGGACCCCGTCACCAATGATGTTAACTTTACTACTTTTGACCTAGAGTGGAATCGTGAAATAGCTCAGTGGGATGACGAGATGGCTCATGAGTCCGGGGGGCTGGCCGAGCGGTTCAACAAGTGGCTCGATCAAGGCGAGCATCATCCCTTCGTGGACCAGTACTACGACGCGCTGGGGCAGATCGAAAAGAGCGGCTACTGGGAAGACACGGTATTTGAGCCGGATGAGATGCTCGCTCTCAAACAGGGGCTAGACCCAATACTGGATTCTATCGGCAAAACCGCCGATGGAATCTGGTCTGAGTACCTGGCGGCTCCGGCAGAGGAGCGGCGCAGATTGCAGTCCCACCCCAATCGGGCTATCCAGCAGGTCATCAAGAACATGAACCTGGCTCGCAAGGCCCACCGCTACCAGGTAGTTATGAAGAACCCTGAGATCGACCAATTGCTGATCATGTGGTTCGCCAACACCCCTTACATCTACCAGAACGGCGCGTTTTATCAGAGCCTTTACGGCAAGCTCCCGGGATCATATAGACAAAGCCCATATTAGGAGGGATAGGATGGTAACAGATAATCAAGAGCTGACCCAGCAGTCGCTGCCGGGGACCGATGCCCCGCCTGAAGAGGCGGCGCCAGAGCCGCAGAATCCGATACTCAGCGAGATAGACAAACTCAATGCCGCTCCCGAGATCGACATTGACGAGTCGCCGCCAGACGCCGAGGAAACGGAGGGCGAGGCCACGGTTCCTGACGCGCTGCCAGTTGCGCCAGAAGCGTCAGCTTCCCCGCCAGCCCCGGAAGTCGCGACTCCCGAAACGTCTCCGGCCCCGCCCCAGCCCACGCCGGAGCAGATTCAGCAGCTTCAGGCCCAGGCCGCTGAATACGAGCGACTGAGGCAGCAGGCGGCCATTCAGAACGAGATCCGGAGTTATCAGCAACAGCTCGAGTCGCAAGGGTATGCCCCTGAACAGGCGCAGCAGCAGGCAACGCAGTACATTCAGTCGCGACAGGCGCAGCAGAACTTGATGGGAAAAGCCGATGAGTACGGCCAGTACCTTCTCGGGAAGGTGGCTTTCTCGGAACATTTCGCCCAAAAGTACAAACTCAGCATGAAGGATCTGCCTGTTCTCAGACAGGCTGAGACTCCTCAGATAATGGAGGAATTGGCCAAGCGAATAGCCGACAACTACAAAGACCAAGCCGAACTGACTCAGCTACGAAAAGCCCAGGTTCCGCCACAGCAATACGACAGCTCGCAAGGCGAGCCGCAGGTCGCGTCTAATGACGGTGGCTGGTTGGACAGGTATAATGCTGGTGACAGATCAGCTAACGCTGTGGCGGCGGCCAGACGCGCAGTAGGTATGGAATAAGGCTTAGGAGGTCTTAAATGGCTCAGACAGCCACGACAGGTAATCTAGAGAATGCCCAGAAAGTAATCATTGCCGCTGCCCTGTTCACCGAGGAGCATAACGCTCCGGCGTTGGCGTTGATTGAATCCTTCTCCCTGGGAAAGGGCGAGAAACAGGTGACGGTTCCGAAGGTCGGACAGATGTCGATGAGCGATCTCCAAGACGGCCAGGACATTGTCGATGAGGAAGACATTGGCATGACCACAGTGGACCTTACGGCCTCTGAGGTTGGAGCCAAGGTCATATTGACCGACAAGCTTGTCCGGCAGTCCGCCCCCAACGTCATGTCCATCGTGGGCAGGCAGTTGGGCGACGGCATGGCCCGAAAGAAAGACACCGATGTCCATGCCCTCTACTCGGGGCTTAACGGCGGGACAACCCTTGGGGCCGCCGGTGCGACCATGAGCCTCGCCAACGTGGCAGGCGCGATCACATACGCCAAGTCGAACAAGTTCGGGAGCCAGATCTATATGCTCCAGCATCCGAACGCTGTGTTCGACATCGCAAGCACGGCGGTGACCGCATCGTCCACCTACCCGGTTCCTGCTGGGTGGTCTTCGGACCTGCTCGGCAACTTCTTCAGCGGCCTAAGGCCCCTGAACGGAGTCCCCATCTTTGAGGATGGAAACCTTTCGGTTGACTCCAGCGACGACGCCATCGGCGTGATCGCAGAGAAGTCGGCCCTGGCCGTGCTGAAGAGCGTGGACAACAGAACCGAGAGGCAGAGGGACGCATCCCTCCGGGCCACCGAGTTGGTGATCACCGCTGACTACGGCGTGTTCGAGCTTGACGATTCCCGAGGTGCGCCGCTCACTTACGATGCTGCCGCGCCATCCACTAGCGCCTAGCTAGATTAGGCTTATGCCTAGAGGAGGACTAGCATGGTGACAACAACTGATAGACAGCGGATGAGAGCGGAGCTGGTGGCTCAGGGGTACACTTGGGAGTACATCGATGAATGGCAGCCCAAGGCCACCCTATACCGCCATGCTCCGGGGCTGGATAACGAAGGCAATGTGTCGTCTCCCGTAGGAACCCCCCTAAAGGGGGTTCCGGGGAACCCCGACTATGTTCTCAAGAAGGCTAGGTTGGGCATGCTCCCATACCTGCCCGGAGAAACCTGCGAATGCAGGTGGTGTAGCATTCGGAATGCCCACGTCGAGCCGATTGCGGAGGAAGGCAAGGTGGATATCGAGGTAGAATCGGTGGTCTGCCAGAAATGTGGCGATCCAGTGACGGCATTGACCAAGGCGGGGGCGCTATCCAGGCTACGTGTTCACATGAAGACGCACCAAGTATCTGAGTAGCTGTAAAG